AGACGAATTATAGATCAAAGCCCCTGCGGCTGAAATGGTCGCAGAAGTCCAAGTGTAGTTGTCCCAACTCAGATAAGCCGTGGCTCCTGAAAGGGACGTACCCAAATTGGTCAACGTCGCACCGCCCGCGGTATATCCGGGGCCGGAAGACTCATTAGAAGACGAATAGACCGTGGTGCTGGAGTCCAGAGTCGCTGAGCTCGTATAGAGCGCAATCTTGAACGTATCACCTGAAGTGATCGTCGTCGAAGCAACGGTCTGCGAAGCAGAGACCGTATAGGTACCCGCACCGCCCGTACCAGAGCCCAGAGCCGTGATGTAAGTGCCTGCGGTGACGCCCGTGCCGGAGATGAAAGAACCTACAGCGAGGACACCGTTAGTGACCGCTGAAACCGTCAGTGTCGTACCTGAGATAGCTCCCGTAACCACAGCACCGAAATCGTGAACGTGGTTAAGAAGCTGCTGCTTGAACGAGCCGGGCAAGGATTGGGTGATCGGCATGATTAGACCTCTTCTGAAATTTCGATGTCAGGCTCAACGCTGTCCGCTACCACTGACACACTGTTAAGGGTAAATTCGATTGGGTTTTCTTGCCCTTTCTCTTCTGGTTCCATTGTATACCACCTAAACGTAAATCCTTTAACGGCTTGTTGACGCCCATGCAAGTGTTTATGCAATGCCGAGGGACTAAATCCAAAATGCCTAGCGGCTGCTGACCCGCTATCAAACACTTCACCTGTCTGTAAACACACAACGCGCTTAGCATTATGCACGGGTTCATTGCGTTCTTTTCTACGCTCCCACGCCTTGCATAGTTTCTTTTTGTGCTCTTCCGTGTGAGGCCGACCTTTGCGCGCCGCGGAGACTTTTTCGTATTTAGCTCGGACCCATTCGGGGTCATTGAACTTATCCTGTAAGACCTGCCGCATATTTTTCATATGCTTTTTATCTACAGGCCGCGCTTTAGCTGCTACGCTCATTTTTGTGCGAACTTCTATGGGAAGCAATTTTCCATACGCTGGGTTATCTGGTCCAGCTATACCGCCACCCCCACCGGGACACATGTTGTATCCTGTCGCTATGGTGTCACAGACCTCCACCGCGAGGTTTTCTAGCTCTCTTGCATCTTCTCTAGTGTCGCACCAATACAAAATTTCAAACGTAAATGCCTCCACGCCATATTTTCTAAAAGCGTTGTACAGTCTCGTATGCGTTTTACGTGTCTGATTTCTGTGCTCCCACCAGCGTTTATCAGGATTAGCCGATATGCCTATGTACAACTTTCCGTTGACACTGTTGGTTATTTTATAGACCGCGGTGGCTGTACCCATCATTTAACCTGATATCTAGCCTGTGGAGCCCTATAGCCATCCGTTTTGTCGCGAGCATCGCCAAGGTTCTTCATCAGCGCAAGACCTTCGTCAAAGGTCTGCTTATATAACTGAATCAAATCAGGCTCACCCTTCATATAACCGTAAGCAAAATAAAGCGACCCATACAACAGCACGTTCGGGAAGTTCGTGCCCACCCAGCTTGTACCCGCCACAGTGATCGACGGAGGATAGGCAAAATAATGCAGCTCTACGCCATAACAGGCGTCGGGCGTAGGCCCAAGAATAAAGGACGTATCAGAGAACAGCGCATAGTACTGCGGAGCGGCTGTCGGAGAACCCGGAAAAGGAAACATCTCGCGGATGTAGTTCACATCCTTGTTCAGCAGATAGGCGTAAGGCCCGATCAGCGTGTAGGTCCCGTCCTGATTCGTCGTGATAGGCGATACCGCCATCGAAAAAGCCGACAGAAAGTCACTAGGAATGTTGAGATACGGGAAGTCCTGAGTCGTTTCACCCGTCACATTCTTACGGAACGCAGGCAACTGCACTGAGTTGTTGATCACAGTCTCAGCGTCAATTACAAAATTCGGAATGTTAGCGACAAACGTACTTTCGGTGTTTTCCGTGTACTGCTGAATCGCTGCCGACAACGTCGCGTAAGTCCAAGCCATATTTTAACCTAGCTTCTTAGAACATTTGTCGCCCTTGGTCTGCGCACCCGTACCACGGACCTTGACAGTTTGCGTCGATGCGATATTGTTTGGGTACCCAGAGGAATTAGGAATAAGCCCTTGCTTGTAGTACGCCGAAGCAGGTTTGTTTTCGATCTTAGCCATTAACGCCCCCGACCAGACTTCTGGTTCATAACCTTAGCCATACCGCGACCGTACTTTTTCATGTCGAGGCTGGTCTTACCGCCTTTCTTCAGACCTTTCAGATCAGTCTTCTTACCGCCGTGAAGCTGCTTGTCGTGCATACCTACCGCCTTCTTCACCATCTTCTTGTCTGCTTTAATGTCTTCGTGTTTCATACGTGCCTCACAAAATGGCCGGGGGGACTACCGGCGGAACAATCACCACGCCGGGGGCTACGGAAGTGAACTCCGTGATGAACACGTTGTTCAGATAAAAATTGGCGACCTGCGTTGCTACAGGATTGTACGCGAAATCACTACAGCTTTCATTTCTGTTCGTGTCAGGACGAGGCTCACGTAAAGCCTGCGGGTCATTTGAAACCTTCTGCGAACCAATGATACCGACCCAGTTCTGAGGATGGTCAGGGTCCCAGCATTCAGGGCAGACCTTCTCATTGATCAGCTTACCCATGATGTAAAACTTCTTGAGCTTCTTGAGATCGTATCTCTGCGCGCAGCGGTCACAGAAGCCGAAGGCTCGCTTATAGCTAGCGAACCGTGTAGCCATTACCACCCTCCCCCAAGGTATCCAGCCATAGGCACTATGCGCAACGGAGCCTTTTCACGATCCTCATCTTTCGCCAACTGTAGCGCTTCATCATAAGACGCTTTCAGCATCTGAAGCCTAAACTGATCAATCTCAGGCTGCTTTCTCGCCAAATGATAGGAAAGTCCTGCGGTAAACGCTTCATAGAAACGGAAAGGTATATCCTGCGTAGTCACGCCAGACTGTCCTGCATCCTGCACTCGGCGCAAGTACCAATAATGGAAGCTATATCCGGACTGGTTAGGAACCTGCCACAAGTAAATTTTCGGGGTAGGCGTCTGACGATTGACCCATACCTGTACGGGGCGTCCTTGTGCTAGCTTGTTAGGAATCGCATCATAAGTCGGCAGGGCTATACGTGGGATAACCAAATCGGTCTGATTGTATTGGCTACCCGGATTCTGTCGAATCACTTGATCAACAAGGTCTACGCAATCCGCGGGAAGATCGTAAATGTACTGTCCTTGGATAAGCGGAATGTCCGCTTCTTCATACGTCCAAAGGTTTAACCCTTGGTTAGCCAGTTCACTGATTAGGTAATTAAGGCTCCGCCGCGCTGTACGCGCCTGATAACCCGTGCGAACTTCAATGCCGCAGCGTTCATACGCCTCTTCGATAGTTTCGGAGAGATCGGGGTTAAACAGGGTGGTGCCGGAGGTGCTCATTACGCCTGTCCGTCATTCTTGATCAGCAAGATATTAAAGTACGAACTAACTGCATTGTTTGATGCGGCCCCTATTGCCACGGCTCCAACACAATTTTTTTCTGGGAGTACATAGGGGAGCTCAAAGATAAAATCCGCCGCGCTGTTGTTTACCGTTGTTACAGCACCGACGCGAAGAATGCCATCAGGCCCGTGCTGCTTTAAAAACCCAGTAACCGCGGTAGACCCAGACGCTTGTCCTGCAGAAAACAACCCCTGCATCATATAGCCTGTGTACCCTGCTGGGACGCAGTAGTGGCCCGTAGTGCGGTTGTTGTACCCCGCAGCAATCATGTCATACAGAACTGCCGGAACGCCCAAGGTGACAGTTCCTGTGCCCGCATTGATATTACCCGCATTAGCGCCACCAGAACCCACAGAAGTTACATAGAACTGATTGACATAGAGGTAGCTGTTGGTCGTGTTTACCGCAGTCTGTCCAGCTAGAGTGACCGTTTCGCTGATCTGGTTGTAGTCGCCATCAAGGCCGACAATCGTTACCGTCCTTGCTCCCGTACCTGCAGAGGTATCGTTTGCATCTGATGAACTAATTTTGAGTACCGACGCCGCCGTTGGGTGTGGAACCGTCCCGCCATCAGGCCAAACAGATTCTTCAGCGGTATCTACGTCTGGGTTGTACCCAAAAATAATAATTGAGGAGTGCATCGTGATCTGACCACGCGCAACCTGAAGCTCGAAGGGTTCAAATTTACCTGTTCGAGTGATGGAGGAGACAACGCTTCCAGTCATAATTTATTCCTCAGCAATTCCAAGCCCGTAGGCTTTTGTTAATACGACTATTCGGGTCATTCGCAGTCTTGCTGCTCGTGAGTTTCTTTTTCATCCCAGACATCCGTGCGCAGAATGAGGCTCTCCTCCCTGCGTCTGCCTTGGTCTTAGGCTTCGGGGCCGGAGGCTTCAGGTTCATGCCTTGCTTCTTGGCAGAAGCGCGACCCTTGGCATTCAAACCGCCCTTGGGATTTTTGCCTTCAGAACGCTGCCATGCGGGTGACTTAGCCATTACTTCTTCCTCGCTGCACGCATGTTATCGACGAGATTCGGGTATGGGCGTCCTGCCTTCTTGGCCGCTGCCTTGGCTGCGGTCTTCTTCGCTGAACTCAACTTCTTAGGCTTTGCGAGACCTTTCGGTCGGGGTTTGTCCCATACTTCTTTCATCGCAGGGGCCTCTGAACTACTTGTGAAGTGGGGTTGCCCTGAATCTGGAGCCCTTGCGGCTGTTGAAACTGCGCAAGCCCGAGAGGCTTGTTACCCTGCTGCAGAGGACTCTGCATCGGAGCCGGTTGACCGCCAACCCCAGCGTCGCTGCCGCTACCATCAAACCCCGTGTTAACCGGAGCGTAACCCGCTCCGCTATCAGGACCACCAGTGGTAGGCGCCATAGGCGGTGTCATCCCTAAAGGAGACTGAGGTTGATTCGGCTGTCCTTGCTGCGGATACTGCATGAAGTTTTGATTGGGGGAAGCGTAGTTACCGGGATTCATTGGTTGACCCTGATATTGTTGCAGAAGCTGCTGTAACTGCCCAGCCTGCGAACCTCCTGCGCCTTGGCTACCCCCAGCCATATCAGCAGATCTTCCCTTTGGTCTTGCCCTTCATGGCAACACCGTCGATTGAACCGCCCTTAGCGTAGCCCTTACAAGAGCCACCCTTCTTCATGCCCGGACGAAGTCCAGCCGCCTTATCCATAGGAGCCATAGCGGCGCCAACAGACATTGAGTCAAGGGGCTTCTTAACAGAAACCTTGGTCTTCTTCATAGAAACATTCTTAGCTTTCATTTTGCTACCTCTAGCCTTTTCTTGGATGGGGGATACTCCCCGCGATGCCATTGTCATTTGTCTACCTTACCGTCGAGCTTATCCATGATGCGATTGAACATGTTTTCAATCTTGGACATTTCAGCCCGGTAGTCGTCCTTGCGGACGTACTGCTCATGGATCACTTTATTGGTGTCTTTCAAGTCGTCTTTGAGTTCGCGAATTGCATCCCAGACAATCTTGAAAAGCCAACCAAACAGCGCCCCTACGAGAGCGATTACACCGTCAACGATGTATTGCAAATCCATTGCAGTCCTCCGATTAAGCGGAGACTGGAGCGGTTGCGCCATTTGAAGCGTGCTGGACATAGACCACAGTGATGAACCCTGCACCAGCAACAGCCGTGGTGCCTGCCATCGTGACCTTAATCTGCTCATCAACAGTGCCGACGTTGTTCATCGCAGTAAGCTGCGCTGCGGTCAAAGTGATGGACTGGCGTCCTGCGGCAGGCGTCGTAATTGCAGTAACGAAAGCATCAGCAGTCGTGCTGTCACCTACAGCCAGCGTAGCGCCAGTAGTAAACGTAGTGGTTACGTCAATGTTGAAATTGAGAATCTGCGCGCCAGCCGGAAGAACAAAAGGATAAGAAGTCGCGAGACCCAGAGCTGCGGTCTGAGAAAGAACTGCGCAGCCCATGTTTGAAATAGTACCAACCGTGGTTCCGGTGGTGTCTTTAACCGTACCCGAACGAAGCGGGCCTGAGAGTGAGGACCAACCCATAGTATTCACCTATGCACTTGCGCCTGTCGTCGTGTGCGAGTCTGCTAGGGCAGTCGATCAGGCAATTAGAAAATCCCTAGATTTAGGTTCCTTATAGGCTGTTTAACTGGGGGTGTCAACTCGTTTGTTGGACTTCTTCAGATTCTCTTCTTTCAGCAAAATTTGCAGGTTCCACGGCACATTAAGCCCGCATACGTCTTCCCCTTGGATTGGCTCTATATGATCTACTTCGAAGCGTCGGCCCGTTTCTTTTATGAGCCGTTGCGCCTCTGTGTAGAACTGGCGGATTTCAGCTTTCTGTTCTTTGGTGAGCCATTTTGGCGTAGCTTGTTTGTAACGCCTACGTCTAGCGTTCGTTAACGCGCGTTTCTTTTCTGGATATTTCTCTTCCCAAGTCTTTGTGTACTTGCGTTTAGCTTCAGAGGGACGGGCCATGG